GTTCATAAAGAGGAGGCGCATCATCACGTCCTTCGTCCATTTGTTATCATACAAACAATCATCCAATACAACGAACGTCCTTGGGTCAATGGATGACTTCTTATACGTATCCATTTCCTTTTTCACTTGTTTTAGGACTGCTTTTTGGCGCTTGAGAATGTTCTCGATAATGGCGGTATTATACGCGTCATGGATAAATAGTTTGGGTACATGGGCGGCGAAGAAACCGTTGCCGGCCTCTGTGCCTGAGATGACGGTTCCGATGGGGATATCTTGGTGGTGAAACATTAAGTCCTGAACGAGGAAACTTTTACCGGTATCACGGCGCCCGATGAGAACGATGACGGGTCCCTTATTTTCATCGGGGCGAAAGCTGATGGCCTTCATGTCGAATTTTGCGAGCTCTAAATTCATGACGAACTTGATGATACAAATGATAGATATTTTATTGCGACGGATTATACGAAGCCCGCTCCCGTTTAAAACCGATATAAAACATCTATCGAAGAATCATATTATTATTCGTTATTCGTTATTCGTTATTCATTTAGGAAAATGGCGACACCGACATTCCAACTTCACTATCGCAAACACAAATATACTCCGGAGAAAATCGATTCCGCAAAGCTTTACGATATTCAGAATTATATCCCGATTTATAGCCGTTTTTTTGATATCAACGAAACAAATTTCAATAGCATCCAACTGAATCAGACATATTATTTACAAAATATTATTGAGCATCCGAGAGGCGGAGATGCTACTTCTCTAAATCATTTAGAAACTGTAATTGGGGATGACGCAGGCAATACGACGAATGTCCCGATGTTTGTGAAATATTCGCCGCTATTGGACCCGATACGGTATTTGTCTGGGAAATACGAGACGCCCGCCACATCAAACCCTAAGACATCGCTTCCTAAATATAATTCGACACCGGAAAACTGTGAAGAAAAGATGATGAACACCAATAATTCATCTTATGTGGATGGGTTCTTTTCGTATTTAACAAGCCGAGCTCTTCATACCCATAGTATTGTTCATGGACTGGATTATTATGGCAGTTATCTTTGTAAGCAACGCGAGTTTTCAACGAATGTATTTGATGATATTGATTATTTGGCGGATTGTTCCTTTTTTAATACATACGAAAATAAGCGATTCACGATTGATTATTCGCAGTTTGGGGACGATGAATCGAGTATGCGCGACAATAAGTGGCTGAAACTACGAAATAAGCTGAACCCGGTTTTACAAACCCCTATTACAATTCTTGAAGATGTCATTGAGTTTGAGCCAACAACGCTGACGAATACCGACGCCGTTGGAATCGAGACAATGACTGCTGCCGCCAACACCGACGGTGATAGTCACATGGTTGAAATCAACTTTGATGACGTGGAACCATCGGAACAAGTATTACAGTCGAATAAAAAAAAGAGTAGTGGTAATTCGGCCAACAGCGACAGTGATAGCGAGAGCGATACATCAGAATCGAATTCATCTTATACTACGATTGATGGCGAAGACGGAAGCGATCACGGAAGAGATGACGACGAAGCAAAGGCAAACGACGACGACAACGACACACAATCGGCAGAAAGTGACGTCAGCAAGAGCAACGGCGAGAGTGATAGCGACGACGGCAGCAGCTATTCTAATTACAGCGACGATGAACAAATCATCGTAAAAATAAACGATTTTCCAATTCAAGCAATTTTACTCGAGAGATGCGTGAATACACTCGACCATATTATGATGCGAGATGAGCTCACAAAAGAAGAATGGACGTCGCTTCTGTTCCAGGTCATTATGACACTTGTCATTTATCAAAAAATGTTCAATTTCACACACAACGACCTTCATACAAATAATATTATGTTTATTGAAACCACCGAAGAGTTTATTTACTATCACTACAAAGGTCAGTATTACAAGGTCCCGACATATGGCCGTATTTTCAAAATCATCGACTTCGGCCGCGCCATATACAAATTCCGCGGAGAGCTGATTTGTAGCGACAGTTTTCATTTTAAAGGCGACGCAGCAACCCAATACAATTTCCCGCCATATTACAACCCCGACAAACCAACGGTTGAACCGAATTATAGTTTCGATTTATGCCGTTTCGCATGCGCACTCTTTGATTATTTCATTTATGACCTACGGAAGGTGGAAAAACTGTGTAAATCAGACCCCATTATTAAGCTGGTTGTAAAATGGACGACGGATGACAAAGGTCGAAACGTCCTCTATAAATCGAGCGGTGAGGAGAGATATCCGGATTTCAAATTGTATAAAATGATCACTCGGTCGGTTCATGGACATATTCCCTCCAACGAAATACATAATCCGCTGTTTGATGAATACAAAATCATGCATAAAAAATACAAGAAACATGCCGCACTTTCTGCGAAATTTCTGAAAGACGGTAAAAATACGCACCTATTTATTGACGTGAATGGATTGCCGTGTTATTGTGAGGCGTAAGATTATTCATCACTAGCCGCCGCCGTAGTGTTCCTTCCCTTCCGCATTATTGTCCTGTGCGACGCCTACGATTTTCGATAATCATCTCTCGGTGAGCAGGAACTCCATTCTTCGCGATGAATTCGATGTTACGCATCGTCCATCCCATACTGCATCCGGAATGACCCACTTCCATATTATTACCAACAAGTGTAACAACCTTGTCATCACCATAACTGAACATGAAACCGCGGTCGGCTGGCGGGCTGTATTGCGAGAGATATTTCCAAACGTTCATTTCTTTCTGCTTGATTTCGGGAAGTTGGCCCACACGAATAATCGAACGCATCCCGTCGCGAATCATGTCTTCCGACCAGCGGTCATCCATATACGAGAGGTCGCATGATTCGACCGCATCCATGGTAAGAGGCCAGTATTCGGCAGTATCGTCGGAGGAAGGAGAGCGTTCCAATTCGACAGCGACAGATTCGGGGGCGACGACGGTAGCGGTAGCGATAGGCATAACAACGATAACGATGATTTCATATCATGATATTCAATATAAACATAACGAATCAATTTTATCTTTATATGTAGGTTCGCGGTTAAAATAAGTATTTGAATATATTAAGGCTATATAAGTTGATGCCACGCGATACAATCAAAATCAACGGTGTCGCCTACGACATCACCGACTTCAAACACCCCGGCGGGAATATTATCAACTACGCGAAGAATTCGCCCGACGCGACAGAAATATTCAACGAGTTTCATCATCGGTCGAGTAAGGCGAAAAAGATGCTGGGTTCGCTGCCAGTTTTAACGGATGATAACGAATCTCTCGAACTCACGCCTCACCAGCAAGAAATGACGGCCGACTTCCGAGAGATGCGCGCCACCCTCGTCGAACAAGGATGCTTTGAACCGGATTATATCCACGTCTATTTTCGCCTTCTTGAAATCGCCTTTTACTTCGGTCTAGGAACATGGCTTGCTTCATACAATATCTACGCATCCATTCTCTCGTTCATCGCATTTAAGACGCGTTGCGGCTGGTTTCAACATGAATGCGGACATCTTAGTTTTACTGGAATCCGTGCGTTGGACCGCGCCATCCAAACATTCACGATGGGGTTTGGTGGCGGGGTCAGTTCATCAGTATGGAATACGATGCATCAAAAACACCACGCTACACCACAGAAAATTAAGCATGATATCGATTTGGATACAACACCGTTTGTCGCCTTTTTCGACCGTGCGTTTGAGGAAAACACAAACGGGAAAGCAGCTACGCGGTTTATGAATCGATGGTGGATGCGGCTTCAAGCATGGACATATTTGCCCGTCATCAATGGTATTCTTGTCCATTTATTTTGGACATATTATCTTCATCCGAAGAAGGTTTTTCACCGTTTGTGTTCAGCACGAACGAGAGAAGTATATATTGAAACCGCATTTGAAGCGGTATGTATGACTGGTTCTCATCTCTCGTTACCTCTCATTTTCTATTCTGGTGGCGTCAGTGGCGGCGGCGGATACGGTGTATTGTGGTGTTACTTCTTATTGATGGTGGTGAATTTCTGGAATTTCATCTATTTATTCGGGCATTTCTCTCTGTCACATACATATACAGGCGTAATTCCCGAAAACAAACATCTGCTGTGGTTTGAATATGCGCTTCATCATACTGTGAATATTTCCACGAAATCGCAGCTTGTTTCATGGATGATGGGATATCTCAATTTTCAAATCGAGCACCACCTTTTTCCGGCGATGCCGCAGTATAAAAATGCGATAGCGGCTCCGTATGTTCGTCGATTTTGTGCGAAATGGGCCGACACCCCCGCATCATCTGAATCTGCTGGTTTGAAATACGTCGAACACTCTTATACACAAGCATGGTGGCTGATGTTATCAAACTTGAACAAAGTTGGAAAACATTATTATGACCATGGTGTAACTGTGGATGGCGTGGGCAGCGAAGAAGCCGCGAAGCCGACTGAACAAGCACAAGCACAAGAACAAGATCAAGAACAAGACCTTCATTTGGATTAAAATCCAGGCGTATCAACGAATACAGCTGGCGCACCACCGCCGCCGCCACCACCACCACCACCGCCGCCAATATTCTCAAACTGATTCAAAATAAATACGGCTAAAATCGAGGAGATACAGACAACGATTGAATCGCGAACAAGGACCTTCACCGGTTTTTGGTTATCATGATCGACGAACCGCATTTCTATGAATTTCAACAAAAAATACACAATACCAACGGCGGCGCCGATGATTGCTAGTTTCGTCGTATTGAACATTTTTATTTACAGGACGTATGAACGAATGTATATAGTTCTAAAAAGATGTATATACATACAAATTCAATTATTTATTGCTTTTTATACGCGAATTACTTACGACGTCTGAAATGCCAACATCACCGGTGGATAACAAAAATACATAACAACACCTGCGATTGCTAAAAATGCGAAAGAAAAAATGAAGATGAGTATATCGATAAGAACTATATTGTCATACCATTTTCCTTCATCTTCGTCGGATTCTCCACTTCCAAACATCTTATATTACTCTATCACATAATTATATATTGTTTATTGCTATTGTTATTGTTATTGCTATTGTTATTTTGGTAGTTGCGCCTCTTCGTTGATACCAAACCTTTTGTTCAGACTATTCTTACTAATTATAGAAAATACATCAACTACCGTTGGTATATGAAACGGTATTGCCGCATTATGTATTTGTAATGTTTTATCAAAATCCAAAAATAAAATACGAACAGTTTCACCTTGAACAGCTTCAAATATCTGTTTTATAATTGATATCGGTGTAAAATTAAAATCTGCTTCGGGATCATCAATCGCTTTTAGTCGTAAATCGTTGACATTCAGTTTATAAATATCATTTTCTTTCAAGTCTTTGCCATGATCAAAATCCGGTGGTGGAACATCTTCTGATAAAACAGATATGGCTTGAATACTTGAACACATATCCTTATGTTCAAAATTACGTTCATCATCATCTAAAAAATATCCAATTGGCGAGGAACCTAATTCTGATTCTGTTGGATATCTAAGTTCGCTAACGATTGCATGAATGACCTCATATTTATCTTGTCCATGAAAGTTATGGCTCTGGACGGTACCGCGATTTAATGGATTTACCAAAAATTCGGGATGTGTGCATAATACCTCAGTTATATACCTATCAAGTAAAGCCAATTGTATCATTCTTATAATTCCAACTTTATTGCCACTTGTAAGAATATACACGGGAACCCTTTTATCAAAACAAAGACGTAACAGTTCCATCCAGGCATCTTCTTGTGACTTTGTTCCAAACATATAACGTCTTAATAAAATGGCATGGGCAGTATCCTTAAATCGATAAGCATATTTAATTCCTATATTTACACAATCAGACGTTCGCAATCCTCCTTTCAATCTCGAAAACTTGTGTTTATTCTTTTTGGTTATTCGCCTAGAATGACTAAAACGTTTTACTTTTTTGCTCTTTTTTATACAACGACCCTTTTTCATATTATAAAAAATAATCGACTATATAATAAAATCTATTATTTTTTTTATAGTTACGCCAACACCTCAATATCGTCCAATAAAGGCGGTGCGTTGAGTTCCTGTATATCGTTTAGACTATGAATATCGAGTGTATCCAATCGAATATCATCGCCAATCTTTAATCGCCCAATATCCTCGTCATCGGCATCAGCGTCGTCGTCATCATGTGTCATATATTCATTCTTTCTCTCGGAAGAATCTGTTTCAAAGGTTCGCACTTGGTTCTCTCCGAATGAAATTCCACCGCCGCTTCCGCCACTTCCGCCGCTTTCATTCGCCGTTTCATTCATTACCGATGATACCGCATTCGCACTTCCATTCAATTCACCCACAAAGTCAAGCTGGTCGATTGTGGGCGGCGCTGATGACGACGTGTCGGCACTACCTTCGGTACCATCCTCGCGATCACCACCACCGCCAACCCTGTCGCGATGGCGTCTTCGGCGCGTACTTCCATGATGCTGGCGTCGCCTCGCCGAGAGATTGGCGTCCTCTTCCGAGAGAATTGGCTCTTGTTGAATCACTTCCTCGTTTTCGGTCACCTCCACTACGTCTTCAATCGTATCTTCTAAATACATCTTAATAAGCTCTTCCACCGGTATATTATCGCGAATCGTATTATAGATACACTCCTTCACAATAATCTCGAACTCACGATTGTTGCGCTGGGTGTGAAGTGGCTGAATCCCTCTCTCAAAAATATAGACGTTAGAATATACCTTTCGTGCGGTATTCACATAAATCTTATGAATGAAATCATCTAATTGCGGTATCTTGATATCCACTTTCTTCTGTTTATTTCCCACGCGCATGACCGTCATACACTTCAAATGAATAATATGAACACATGTAATCAAATCTTCTAAATACCCGCATGTGCTGCGCTCCTTGATTCGCGAGGTCTCTTCCTTGATAATATTGGGGTTCCATTTCGGAACTCTCGAGAGAAGATTCTGAAACGTCATCAAATATTTGTCCTGCTCCTTGTTCCCCACGCACAACTTCACCGCTTCGTCAAAAATAGAGCGTATGCCTTCTTGAATGAGTGGCGTGAGAATATTGACGAGACGTGACGCCCATTCATTCTTGGATTCGTAAAGAGATGTAACTGAGTAATCGTCCATCGTATGTATGATATAGTGTGGTGTGAATGCTATTCTAGACTATACTATACTGACCGCGACTTTACATAAATGAAATATTTTCTAAACTCAGATTAGAACGAAATACAATAAAATGAAGAAAATAAAATAGCAATAGTTTCTCGTTTCTAAACTCTTTGCGAACCTTGTCAAACATAATCAGTAGTTCGTATCTTCGAATATCATTCATGTCGGGGTGTGTATGTATAAAATTGATGATATCGATGCCGGTATAGCCTTGCTCATACAAATAAACCGATAAATCGAGTATTTTTTCATAATCTTTACATATCGGCGTCGTCAAGGCACCGTTGTCGTCGTCCGCACCGTCGGCACTACCCCGTAAAAAACTCGGGTGTATCGTTATCAAGTCCGCAAGTGTGCTTTCTCTCGACTTCAATATTTTATTCGTATTACACGCCTTATCTGCGAGGTAGGTATGAAGATTCACAGCGGTCATATTGTGGGTTGTCGCCGCCCCCATCGCGTCCGTCATGACAATCGTCGGTGGTGGAATATAGATATCGCAAAATCGCGACAATATCGGTTTCAATAGACTATCTTTATTTTCGACAATAATAAAGAACCTCGTAGAGGAACTGAATAGTTCGATACATCTGCGTAATGCCGACTGTGCGTCAATCGTCAATTTATCGGCGTTTGTCAATATCACCGACTTAAAAATCGTCCCTTCTTTCATGTCGATGTTCGTCTTCGCGAAAAACTTCAATTCTTCACGAATAAAGCGGATGCCTTTTCCATGCGCACAGTTGGCTCGCATCACGTAATTTTTGATTGCGGTTTTATCGCCGTTGTATATCGAATGAATAAATCGGTTCAATATAAATGTTTTGCCAGAACCGTGTGGTCCATAAAAAATGATATTCGGGATTTTGCGGTTTTTTATAAACACGTCGAGTTTTGTGTGGATATGATTATGGATATCTTGTAATTCTAGATTCTCTGTCATGATTACAAATGGTTGGTATCGTTGTAATTATGAGAACATATCGTTTAATTCCATTTTACGCATCGTTGTTAGAAATTGATGATTTGGTCATATGGTTGAACATTCGACAATTTTCCAGGCATGTTGCTTTTTCCGTCGTTGGCGGCACCAGCACCACTCGCCTCACCGTCTGTGTAATAATAATTCGTGGTATAGTAATAGTTCGTCGGTTTTGAAGCCGCATAAAATGGCGATTCCTCTTCATATCCTTGGCCATTATACATACCAAGGTAGGCAGTCGCCGCAGGCGAACCATCCTCATAGTAATACGCGTTACGGCGGTCGGTGCGTTGATTGCTTGCGGGTTCATCCGGGTCAATCCAGTTGCCCATAGTGCGAATAATATTTCCAGCAGCGTCGCGAATCGACCCGAATAATCCGGGAGTTTGGTATTGGTATTGGTATTGACCTTGGTCGCGTCCTTGACCTTGTCCCGGCGGCATACGTCCTGGACGACCATACCCGCGGAAATTGCGCGTAATGCCGCGACGGTAAATATCGTCCTCATTCAGCGCGCTCGTGCTCGTATCTCTCGCAATATCATCGTATTGTGTGCGCGTGCTGGCAAGCAGATTCTTCTCGATTTGCGTTCCATCCGGCAAATACGTCGCCCAACGTGTAACCTTCAAGCAGTCTGCGTCGATACGGCACGCATCCGAACCCGTCATTCCCGGATTGTTACACTTCCACGGGCATTTACGCATCAGCAAAATATTGTTGCCATCGGCGGATTTGACGACGTTGCCGCTCGCATCCAGGCGATAAATACTCTGACAATTACCTTCGTTGCTCGACAGGGTTGATGGTTCCGCGCATTTACGCACATGACCATCATCACCATAACGCCAGTTGGAGCCGTCATACCACGAATCGGGGTGACTCGCAATAAGACGGTTACGGCGGGCAATCGCGACATCATATTTCAGCTGAGCTTCCGTTTTCGCGGTCATGGTTGTAGCAGCACGAAGCGCCTTATACGCGCTTTCATATTCCTTCTGCGCCTCGATTGCCCAGTTCATCTGGCGTTTCACGTCGGAAATAAGCACGGATGATGCCGCCGCAGTCACATAAGTAGTGCCATCGCTCGCGGTTCCGGAACTTGTGGGAGTGCCGGTGCTCGCAGCAGTAGAAGCTCTTGCCTCAATAGCGGGAAGATTAAACTCGCCTTGGTCAAGCACACCGCCAACGGCGTTGAATGTTCCGCCTAGAGATGGAGCAGGAGTACCCTTGTATGTCCGGATTTTCGCCTGTGTAACCGATGTTTTTGAAGCGGGCGTTTGAAGACCCGCAATCGAGAGACGGATCGGCGTATCTCTCGGCAAAGCACCACCAACACTAAACGCCACGACATTCACGCCGCCGCCATACGTATTGATATCCGACGTGACAACCCCAGCATCAGAAATCGTAGATAAGGTGCTTTGAAGCTGGGTTGTCGGATTCGTCCAAGAGAATGAAATCCCCAAATCAACATTCGCGGTTCGTGTGACATACGGCACTTGAACGAGGAAAATATCTCCGGATGATAGCGCATTTGTAAGCATAATGGTCATCGAAAATGTGGTCGCAGTTCCGGTATAATTCGGCGATAATTGCGGGCTTTCGGTTGATATTTTGCGGCACATGATGAATGCCGCCTCGCCTCCGTAAGCCGTAGTGTCAAAAATACGCAACCGTTTCGCGGCGTCAGATGGCCACAAATTGACGAAAACCAAAATCGGTGAAACGCTCGATGGTTCAGCACTGCTAGATAAAGATACATTTGCGAGGTCGGCACCAGGTGCGGTAGAAGCCGACGCAGGGTTGATTTCGGCATTCTTCCATTTCAATCCGGAAAGTTCTAATGCGTATTTTCCTCCAGCCATAGGAGTCGCGGTTTGTATCGTATAACGAACCACGAAATATCCGGCATCAGGCTGGCCATCCGCCGCTACACTCGCAGTTATTCCACGGTTGTTTTCGGCGGTGTCCAAATTCGAGCCAGTTCCAGCGGATGTGCCGACTGTCGCAGGTAAAGGACCGGTATAAGCTCGCATCGCGACAGACAAACCAGTCGCATCAGTATTCTGAATATAGTAGGTCGGAACTTTGATTGTAATGACTTTTGCGGCGTTGGCGCCCGTGCCATCACCGGTTGCGCCGCGTAACTCCGCTGTGGTAGTAAATAAAAACCGAAACATAGTGGGGGTGTCTTTCACATAGGAGCATTGGTTGTTCAACAAAGAACCATCCGTTCGCGACCCCTGTGTATTTGTTGGCGAGTGACTACTCTGTGTTCGCACTTCCCCCAAATAACGAACATGATCATTCACAGTGAGTCCTTCAATCACGCCGGTACCATATCCTTCGGAGGGAGCGATCCACCTACTAAATCCGCCATTTCGATATGTGCGCGATACCCAAACACTTACCAATAATACAAGCACGAGGAAGAATATCACCGTGAATTTATCTTGAAATAACTCACGAATGTTCATTTGTTGTAGGTAGTCGTATAATAATTATAATTATAATGTTATAACTATAATAATGTTATAAAATTATCTATCGCATAGACATGAATCTACGAATCAATACGTTTGAAGGCTATGTGTGTATGGGTTCTGTCTAAATGCGTTTAATATATCCGGCTGGATTCTCTCGTTCAGTTTTGATTCATCGTAGCTCTGCGGCATCGTCATCTTGCCATAAATATCGATACTGGGAATCGATGACGGGGCATTCGTCATAACCATCGCGCGGTGGTTGGCACGGTCGGCATCCAAGCGGTCAATCTGAACATTCGTATTCGAATTGAAGAGAGACATCGACCCATGGTTCGTCACATTCTTATAGGTCTTATTCACATTATTGCGTTGGTTATACGCGGCGTTGTAAAGGCCATTTCCCATACGTGTCGCTGCGCCACCCGCCGTTCCTAAATAATCGGTGCTTGTTGTCGCGCGTTCGGTATCCACCGGTGTATTCTGAGAGATGAGATAACCAGCAGCAGCCTGGCGTTCCACGTTCAAGTGGTCAAAACCGACCAAACCCACAGTCGTTTCCTTAATTGTGGTAGGTGCGCGGTCGGCGGGATTGAATGTCGCGGTTACAGCAGCAGGAACCGGCATACGTGCGTTCTCGTAAAGTCGCGCATTTCCTACTACATTCTCCTTACGGGATGGCTTGAGAACATCTAATAAGGGCGCAACAACCGCTTTCAGCGCTCCGTGGATGCCACCCATTTCATTCGGACGCACCGTTGTTCGGTTGTTATGCGTAAATTTATAGCTCATACGACCAAAGTCGGCCTCCGTCGCAGTATTTCTCTCAGCCGCATAAGGGTTAATAATAGGCTTTCCATCATATGTCTGGCGGCGCGTATCTTCGAAATTCTTAGGAGCATACATCGCACTACCTCCATCCGCAGGCGCAGTCGCACCAAAGTATTCTGTCGTCGTCGTCTGTCGATTACTCTCTCGGTCCATTTCGATGGCACGCTGCGTCTCACCCTTTTCAGCACCAGTTGTAGTGAACCAACGGTCCGGTGTATTCACAAAGAATGTATCCGGTAGATGCTTCTCCATTCGTCCTAAAGTCGCGGTAGTCGGCGCATTTTGGACATAATGAGCGGCAGGGCCTTGATGACCTTCCAGAGAATATGACAGCTTGGGATTCGTCTTTACACGCAATTCATCCACACCGCGGTCAATCCATTTCTCTCGCGCTTCCATTCCGGAATTGAATCCAAGTGTTCCTTGTGCGCTATATCCTTGGTCTAAACCCGGTCCAACCCGTATTTCTTCCCACGGCTTTACATTCGCGATTTTCATGCTGGGAAGGACGCGTGACTGATAAAAGTCGTTCTGGTTTGGCATACCGTGTGGGTGATGCATGTTTTCCTGAGGGCGAAAAAGGGGCGCCTGTTCGGTCTTACTGACGTATTGCGAACCGCCACCAACTTTATTATCGAGAACGTTCTCATGCATATTTGCACCAGTTGTCAATCCGCGCACTTTCGCGCCATAATACGGCTCCATATTGTTATGGGTGAATGCCATAGGGTCGATTTGTGCGCCTGTAAGGGACATGAATCCGTCCTTGCTGTAATTATCGCCAAACTGTGTATCTAAACCTGCTCCAACCACGCCGGTGATAGCGTTAGGTCCCGTTTGGGGAATGATGTCCTTTTTATCATTCGTATTGTCGCGTCCTCGTTCAGCAATACCGCGAAGAATGCCTACACCTCCGACACCACCAGCGACACCCGCCGACATTTTGTCATAATCCACATTATTCGCATAATATCGGTCGGTGTGTGTGTTTGGGTTATTATATTCATTTACATTCGTTCCAGTATTTGGGCGAACAACCGGGTAATTTGTAATCGGAATACTCATATTTGGCAAATATCTGGCGTTATTCGCATTCGGATTACGGTAGCCTTCACTCACAACTCCGCCGGATTTTCGATTAGATGCGATATAAGCTGCTCCAAGACTCCCTAATATTAATGCGATTTCGGCCATTTGTTATGTCTATGTTACTGGTATTATTATATATATTATTCTAATACATATAATAATAATAACAATATTATTATTGAATAAACCTGCATGCCGCAATTATGAAAACAGAGCAGTCGTTCCGCTAAACTGACGAATATCGCCGACATCTTGAATACCGTCGCTGATGCCTACGCCTCCGCCTACGCCTAAACCACGTTCATTATCTCGACGCCCGCCAACCATGCCTTCTAGCGCAGGATTGCGATTCGATGGATGGACCGCGAAATATGTGTCATCGGATATACCCGGAACCGTCGTCTGCGACACAAAGCGGTCCTTTTCAATAATACGGGTATTCAAGTTGTTAAAGAATGGCATAAATACATTTTCCTGAGGGTCGAAATGAAGCATTTTCCAGTTGTCTTGTTCGACATCCCGCAGCATCCATGCGGGGTGTGTGGCACGTGTCTGTTCAACTGAACTTCCACCACGTGTAGGGCATCGTATCATTTCGTTTGTGCGTGTAGCAACCGATGCGCGTTCATCATGATGATAATTCTCGACGGAATCACGGTTCAAATAACGCGAGAGACCGAACAATTCCGCTTCTACATCGACGGAGTTTGTCATGATATTACCTGCCCAAAATTGTGCGCGAACATAAGGGTCCTCGTAGTAAAGTGGTTTATCACCTGGACCGGGCACATTCAAACAATATCTGCCAACATCGGTCGATTGTTGAAGCTGTTTTTTAATACGGTCAGGGTCATCATGAAAACGTGTGAATGACATAATAATGAGGATATTCTATGCTATTATATGCTATAATATTATATGTTATTCTATGTTATGATATTCTATGTTATTCTATAACAGTAAAATAAAAATTAACCTAAACACATTTATGTAAAGAATGTAATAACATAAACGTAATGATAATCACGGAAATGTATCAAGGCCAATCGTCTAAATCTTATACAATTTGTCTCAACATGATTGTAAAAAATGAATCGCATATTATCGTAAAAACACTCGAAAACCTAACGAGTTATGTCGATTTTGATGCGTATTACATCTCGGATACAGGTTCAACCGATAATACGATGGAACTCATTCGTGAATTCTTCAGCAAAAAAAACATTCCCGGACATATCGAACAAGTTGAATGGCGTGATTTCGGCTTCAATCGCACACTTGCGTTACAAATGGCATTTAATAAAACCGATTATCTGTTTATATTTGACGCAGATGATACGATTCATGGCGATTTTCGGATGCCGCGTCAGCTTACCCATGATGCATATCAACTGAAGCTTGGCCAATCCTTTGTATATTTACGGACGCTTATTGTGAATAACCGAAAACGCTGGCGTTATGTAGGTGTGCTTCATGAATATATCACCTGCGTTGATAAAGAAGAAAGCTCACAAACGATACAAGGGAATTATTATGTCGAGTCGGGGCGTGTTGGGAGTCGTAGTCAAGACCCGAATAAATATATCAAGGATGCGGAGGTACTGGAGCGCGGGTATCGCGAAGAACTTTCAACTGGCGGCGAGAGTGGCCGCACACTTGCCGAGAGATACGCGTTTTATTGCGCACAAAGTTGGATGGACGCTGGACCCGCATATATCGATAAATCAATTGAATGGTATCAACGTGTTCTTACGCAAAATAACTGGAATCAAGAAAAGTATTATAGTGCTTTGTGTCTTGGCAACCTCTATTACAAAAAATCGGACAAATACAATTCCATGAAATACTACTGCGCAACGATGGAATATGATGAAGAACGTATTGAAGGTATCGCGACCTTAATGGAGAATCTACGATCAGAAGGGAATCATGTATTGGTGAATGCGCTTTATCACAAGTATAAAGATTATAATAAGTATCCGCAAAATAAACTATTCCTTACCACAGACAAATATCACGATATTATTGAGTATAACAATTCTATATCTGCGTTTTATATTTCCGACAAACGAAGCGGGTACGAATGCTGTAAGACAATACTTCGACACAATATGATGCCGTTCCATTATATGAGTTCAACATATAGCAACTTCATGTTTTATCGAAACTTTTTTGAAGAGGAATCTTATCCAGAATTATTGCGGTTATTTTTTGTCGTCGATCATTTTCTCTCAATTATTGCGCAAAAAAACGACAGCTTCAACGATGATGATATTGAAACATGGAATCGCCTCTTTGCGAAAGTAAAAGATTCGCTGATTGCTCCATGCGAGGTGATATCGGTCACGTCGGCTACCGACGCCATCCCTCCGTACGAAGTATTTCATCTTTCACGTTCATTAGAGAAACTCCCTTATATTGACAGGAACATACCCGTTACTCAAATGGCTGTGGAGGCCAGAAAAGTCATCGTCAAACGAAATCGAATATCTCCGCGAATCATGATTACCTTTACGACGTGTAAGCGCCTCGACTTGTTTCAACAAACGGTGAATTCAATTCTGAACATGTGGCATGATATTGATAAAATCGATTACTGGTTTTGTGTCGATGATAATTCGAACGAGGCCGACCGCGAACGAATGAAAACGATGTACGCATGGATTGATTATTACATGAAATCCCCATCTGAAAAAGGGCATCGCCCAAGCATGAAAATCATATGGAATAAACTGAACGAACTGCGTCCTGAATATTGGATTCATATGGAAGATGATTTCCTTTTTCATACACCTGGTAGTTATATTGAGAAAGCGACACAAATGATGACAGATGCGCGAAATTCGGGCTATAATGTGCGGCAAATCTTGTATAACCGGAATTATGGCGAGACGATTCAAGATTATAAAATACAAGGTCATCGTTTATTACGGCGTATGAAACACGAGGTAGCGCTCCATCAACACAAGCATGTTGGTGATGATGTTACATACCCAAATTGTCATTATTGGCCGCATTATAGTTTTCGCCCGTCCATTATTGATGTGGAAGCAATTCTTGCGGTTGGAAATTATGATACCCCGAATCAGTTTTTTGAAATGGATTACGCAAATCAATGGATGCGCCTCGGATTTATGTCGGGTTTTTATAATCAAATCACAAACCGACATATTGGGCGTCTAACGTCCGAAAGAAACAACAAGACGCTACCGAATGCGTATGAGTTGAATGATGAGAGTCAGTTCGTTGCGCCGCCACCCGAGCAAACGACATCGACATCATCATCATCGTCATCATCCATGACGATTCCACAAAAAAAACAAAAATATGTTTCGTCGCTGCCATTCGACGACGGTTTCGGTGCGCAATATCAGCGATTTATTTGGACATGTATTTACGCAGAAGAGTGCGAAGATGCCGTATTTGTATATAAAAGTCCAACAAAAATCGCGCATAATTATACTGGCGAACCAAGTTTTTATCAAAAGATGGAAGAACTTATGAATATGAAACCACATTATGTGAATTATCTAACGATGGATGTTGGTCTTCGGAATTCCATTCTGACGCCTGACTTTTATGATGTGTTTAATTATATCGAAAGAAATATCGACGCATGTATGAAGAGCAAGAGTATGATGCGAATCAAGGAGCATTATTGGCAGAATAAAAATCGAAACGCCGAGAGATTGCGTCTGTTTCGTATTGGGTCATCGTCGGCATCGGCATATACACACCATCTGGCGGTTCATATGAGACGACCGAATTGCGATGATACCCGACCAAATGGTGGCGAAGAATATACGAATGAATATTATATTCAGTCTCTTTTAAAAATACGCGGCACTTATTTGAAATATGACCCGAATAACAGGATACAAATTCACATCTATTCCCAAGGCCAACCAGAAAAATTTGCGAATTTATGCGAACACCCGGTTCTTGGCAAAGACGTGATGCTTCATCTGGATGATAACACCGAAGATACGTTCGTGGGTATGACAGTAGCTGATATACTAGTTACATCCGCAAGTTCATACAGTTATGTTGCCGCATTTTTATCGGATGGTGATATTTTCTACACCGACTTTTGGCATAAACCATGTAGTTGGTGGAATAAGTTAGACAAATTGGTTTGAACACCGTTTTTATTCTAATTGTATAATAACAGTAACGTATAATACACACCACTAGGATAGCACTGACGTAATACAAAGATGAAACTTCAAGAACACGAACATGAACACGCAGAAGAAGAAGATTTTGGAGATTCAGATTTTTTAGCTTATCGAGACATCGCAACAAATGATTTTCGTAAAAGTGAAAAAGAGTCCAAAATTCAAATCATCAAAAAAATGCTTGAACTTCGTCACAATATGAAATACAATCAACATTTATTGTCGGTGTATTTGAAGGCGAAATCTCTATTTGATACGATGGTAGATGAGCAAAGGGCACAGATAACCTATTTAGAAGAAATATACGATCACATCAACGGTATGATTCGCGAGACGCATCGTAAAAATACAATCACAGCTGAGTTATTAAAAGATAAAAAGCGTATTGGACTATTACTGAAAAAAATGCGAAATAGTTATGACAAACTAACAAATGTATATACGGTGATTGATGTTACGGTTCAAAAAATGAATGAATTGATTGCTTCGATTGAAGAAGCTGATAATAATAGCGAAGATAGCGAAGACGAAGCGGTCGAAGCGGATGATAGCGACGTCGAAGTCGATGAAGACGAAGCAGTCGATGTCGATGATAGCGAACATACAGAGCTGGATAACGACGTCGAAGCGGATGAAGACGAATCTGACGATACGGAACTAGAAGACGAAGATAGCGAATACGAAGTCGAAGCGGATGATAGCGACGTCGAAGAGGATGAATCCGAAGCGGATGACGATACCGAGCTAGAAGACGAAGACGACGATGCGGAATTAGAACACGAAGACGGAGAAGACGATACAGCGCTAGAAGTCAAACATGAAGAAGAAGACGAAGACGACGAAGAAGAAGTCAATGCCGACGCACCTTTCATAATGGTATTTTAACAACGGAACGGTATTCCCGTTTTAGAAGAAACTCGTATAGTTTGGTTGAACGCGAAAACCTGCGTTGAATCAACCATTTTCGACATATCCTTTGAAATATGCGTAACCAAAATGTTTTATAAATAGCAACCATTTCTTGGCCCGGATATAATATGAGCGGTTCTATAATTTCAATCGTCGCGTTATAAAATGGTGAGAGAATCAGGAATGTTTCAAACAATTCATTCGAACTCGGTGAAAGGTCAAAATTAAAGGTGTATAAACAAATATAATGGTCTTTTATTTCATGCGAGCTTGAATGTATGTCAAACCCATGAACCGCCGTATTAAATTTTTGACATAATCCGATTTCATAACGAGACATATACAATATCACCTTAATGACTTGAGAGAATAACTCAAATTTATAATCAATTTTGATTCAATTATCAATCAATTTATTATATTCTTACAATATATATTATCATTCGTCACATACTAATATATATTATGTCATCGTTCATCAGCAAGTTGTTCAACACACCCTTTTTACAGAACAAGTTTGTATTATACGCAAGTTTATTTGTCGTATTATTTACTCTTGTTCGCCATATTTCAAATCGAAACATGAATGCGGTTGTTCTCATGGCATTAATCGGACTTGTTACATCCTACTTTAGTAAAAATATGATCATCATTTTATTGACCGCATTTTCTACCGTTTTTCTACTTGAAATGTTAGGCTCGCAGGGCGTGGAAGGAATGGAGAATAAGAAGAAGGATGACTCTGGCGAAGGAGAGGACGACGCGAAGGATGACGCGAAGGACGACGAGTCGAAGAAAACAAAATCTAACACAGACAAGGACGAATCAAAGGAAAAAGAAGCCAACACAACATTACACGGAAAGAAGGCGGATAAGCCGAAGAAGACTAAGCAAGGAATGGCTTCATTATCCCCCGCAAGCTATGACGGTGAAGAACACGGAGATGACGATGGTGAAAATGCGCACCGTGCCAAAGAAGCCAACCGCATCGACTACGCATCTACACTAGAGCAAGCATACGACAATATTGAAACTATTATTGGCGAGGAAGGAGTTCGTGGTTTAACTGACCAGACAAAATCTCTCATGAACCAACAAAAAGAACTCATGAACAACATGAAAGAAATGGGTCCTTTATTGAAATCAGCCGAGAGTTTTATGGGACATCTTACTGGCAACGGAGGAATCAAAGGAATTACCGATATGTTGAAGGGGTTTGCGACACCCGGAGGCGGTAAGAAATAAAATAATGTAAAATTACGAATAGTAACGAATTTTGTTAGTTCCATTTACCGTTGAAGTATAATACACAAAAGGCTCGCCGATATACAAACAATCCGTATATTGTAGCGCACGTTTCCAATAATCCCAATCTTCTTCACGCGGAACAATATGCTGTAATCCTGTCTTTTTTACAATTGAATGATGAATAACAACACCAGAATTTGCTACATGATTGGCTTTACGAACCATATCGAGATTCAGTATCCGATTATCATATTCTGGGTGTGACGATAGTATAGTAAAATCCAATTTTTCCATCGTTATACTACGATGATTTATGATATACATATTTGTAGTTGAAAACAGAATATTTTCTTTTTTCATCACTTCAAGCTGTTTTTCGAGTTTTGTTTCAATATAAAAGTCATCGTCATCTAAAAACGCGATCCACTCTCCTCTCGCTTTTTCAATACCATAGTTGCGCGTCATTCCTTGTGCCGCAGACACTTTATGTTTCACACGCATATTCTCTGGTAAATGAATAACCGTCGTTTTTTCATACGTTTCAAGCTCACCGGAATAATATCGTTGGTCGGTTGAACAGTCGTTGATTACGATGACTTCGACATTCTTATATGTATTTGCGAGCACACTTCGAATGGAATGATTTAGCAATTCATAACGGTTATATGATGGTATAATCACGCTTACTAAATCGGCGATGAACTGTTCTTGTTCGGTGGATGCCATATTCTATATTTCAATAACAGCAGTTTGTTTTATGTTATAATTAGTATTCAAAATAATGAAATAATAAATAAAATGTTATAATAATAACAAGCTTATCGCGTTTGATATTATTTATTTGAATACTTATTCGTATGGCTCGTAGATGTCCGCCTGGTGTGCTTTGTTTTGAAAATGTCACGTTGGTGATATTCGCGGTGATTATAGTTGTTGTCGGAATTTATGCGCATTCTTATTTTTTCGGTCATCGTAGCGCCCACGCCCATGCCCACGCCCACCACGCCCACCCCGGGCAGGTATTGATTGCGTCATCAGATCCATTAGCTGATTCGTTAGATTTCGGTATCGGCGGTCCTTCGTCAAACCAAGATGTATTATTAAACCCATATGTGCCGCCTCTTCGCGACAATTCAGTCGGTGCAACCCGACCCATTTATGATATTCGTGGCGGTGTTGAAACCATCCATTACGGCGGGATGGATAGTTACGATGGTGGTGGTGGCGGTGGCGGTGGCGTTCGCGTAAATGTTCCAACTCGTTCGGTGGATACAACCTATCGCCAAGTTGGTATTCTTACACGTGGCGGTGGTGGTGGTGGCAGCGGTGGCAGCGGCAGCGTTCCATCTTCGACATCTTCACAAGAGACGATACTTCCTTTGATTGGACGCCCTTTATTCACAAACCGCGACAAGTGGCAGTTTTATACGCTCAGCGACAAAAACAACGCAATTAAATTACCGGTGATTGTGAATGGAAAAAGCGGAACAAACGAATATGGCTGTAATAATGTGAGCACCG